GTTACCCTCTGCATCTTTTTTAAAGTTTTCAGATTGGAACACAACGTTTCTAATACCTTTATATATGTTATCAAGCTCCACCCCTGCCTCTCTTAAAGTATTTAAAATATCATCGCTTTCATCTTCCACAGGAGCTTCCTTAAGACTTACGCCTAGCTGCCCATCAAATGTGTCACTAAGTTTTTTTCTAGCTTCTTCTACATGCTGGCTATAGAATTTATTCTCAGTGGGAACACTACCGTCCCCGTTAAGTAATAAAACTCTTTCACTTGCTTTATTAGGATTAAAAGTGTGGCCATATCCAGATTGTAATAATATTTCATATACTTGGCTTGGCAATGCGACTGCACTATCTAAAAAATCTTGTTTAGCTCTTACTAAAAGCCTGTTTGTTTCTTCATTAAATCTGTCTCCCAAGTCCTCTCTATACAAAGGGTTACCCGCTATGGAAATACCGGAAAGCGTTGTTCCGTCTGCGAGCTCTGTTGTTGTAGCTTTTCCTAAAGCTTCCGCTGCTTTTTTTGATTGTTCAGTAACATTATAATTACTAAAAGGTCTTTGTGCTAAAATAGCCATGTCACTTGAATTAAAAATTGTTCCTATATCATCTTCTTTATTTATAACATTACCCTTCTCATCTACAGTAAGAATAAACATATTATAATTTTCATCCACATAAGGAATTTTATTTCTAAAATCAAATCCTTCTTCAAGTCGGTTAAAAATAATACTATCTAGAGCACCTGTCTTTCCCTCATTCAAAGCCGTATAAAAATCTTTAATTCTTGCATTATAAGTAGCTCCACTTGAAGTAAAATTTGTTATCTCGGTATTTAAAGCGTTTGCATTTCTCAAGTACACTTGTTCAGTTCCACCTCGATTTTGATATTGCTCTTCATTATTTAATCCGGCTGTTTTTAAAACATCTGAAACTTTAGACATAAAGTCATTCTGCCCTTGACTTTGCCCATAAGGCAGCTTAGATTTCACATTATCTAATGTAATGTTGCCCGCTGTAATAGTGGTGTCTTTTTTCTTTTGCTCTGTTTCAGCTTTCTCAAACCGATCAGTAATCACTTTGGTGACAGCGCTCCAATCAGTAGGTTTTAAATCTTTATTTCTTACGTATCCGTATGCCATAATAAGTTAACCGTTTAAACCTCCTGAACTATTAGACGCATCGTCATTATTAAATATAGTGTCAAAATCAATTGTGTTGAATTTATTTACGCCATCATTGACTGTATTTCTATTTCCACTTCCTATGTTTTTTGCATTTAAAATACCTTCTGCTGTAAAGGCGGCTAACCCTTCTAAAGCCTGCTGGTTTGCAGCAGCCGCTAAAGCTCTGTTTTCAGCAGCCATTTCTTGTTGTCCTTTTGCATAGTCTAAATCTAATCCTGATCTTACTCCCGCCAATCTAGAATCTTCTTGTGCTTTCAAAAAATTTAAATTATTAATATCTTTAGACATTGCCGCTCTTTGTTGTGCTTGCTGCTCTTGCTGCGCCATTAACACACGCCCTGATGTTGCACCACTTCCTCTTTGGTCTCCTTCTATACCTGCTTGCAAAGCTGAAGCGTTTGCTCGAGCTAAAGCCTTGCTCTCTAATTCATAAGGCTCTTTTGCTATTGTAAGTTTTTGTAAATAATTTTTTTGTAATTCTCTGTCTGCCTCTTGAAAAGCGGCTTCAGCGCTTGACATTGCTGCTTCTTCAGCTCTTCTAGCTTTGCTTGATTGAACAAAACCTCCTACCGTTTGTATAGCGGTAGCCGCTAACATTGCTATTGTTGCACCCATATTATAATTTTATTAATAAATCTGTGTTTTTTTCATATCCAATATTGTATCCCACTTCTTTAAATGTTTTAATTAAACCCTCATTACTTGTCAAAGTGTAAGCGAATTTAAATCCTGTGTCTTGAGCAACTTTAGTTAAAGCATGCAACAAAAACTTTACAGCATCGTGCTTTATTTCTTTATCTTCAAACTCTTTGCTGGATATAATCCAATCTATCCAAGCTACCTTAGAATTTGTAAAATAAATAAATCCTGCACATAGCGGGGTTTCGTTTTCCAAAACCATAAAACCACCTTCTCCATCTTCTGGTAAAAATTCTTGAGATGGCGTTGGCCAGCCCCATTCTTTCCACCATTTATCCAATAGTTTGTAATCTGATTTGGTTAATTTTTTTAGATTAAATTGCATTAATACACAAAGATACTAAAATTAAGGAAAGCTTTTCATTACTTCAGATTCAATAGCAAATAATTCCGTAGCCGTGGTGTTAGCATTTTCAAGTGTTACAGTCATATCATGACCCAACAATCCCACATCTTCTGCTTCTGTATTTCTTAATCCTAAAATAAAAGGCGTTGATTCGCTTATAATTAGGTTTTGTGTAAAATTAGTATTAACAAATATTCTATTTATACCACTAGCAATATTAACTTCTATATTAGTTATTTGTCCACTGAAACTTATTGTTGTATACGCACCTTCAGAAAAATATATATAGTCACCTATACTAAGCATGCTTATATCAGTTATTGGGGCTACTGAAAAGTTTAGCGTTAATATATTATTAGCTTCTGACCACGATGTAGCCTTACCTATTCCTTGAGCTGATCTATATGCATACTCTCCAGCAAACGCAGGTGTAGTCCCTGTTTTTCTAATGTATGCAAAATATGAACCTTCTTTTTTATCAAACCATCTTGAGTCTATAAATCCTCTTGTTTGAATGTCTGATGCCGCACTTACAGTCCAAGCAGAATCTGCTTCTAAATTTAAACTTTTAAATATTTTATTATCTAAAGGAGATTCATTAAACACTGTGGTTATTTGTGAACTATATTGTATGCCATAATAGTTATTTCTAGTTTCATTGGTATTGTGTCTGTATAAATTACCAGCTTTGAAAGAGTACAAATAATTATTCATGCCCACCATGTAATCTGGATCAAAAGAATAAAATGATGGCCACCCCTTTACGCCTTCGCTATATGTCAATGTATAGTTTGTAGTTATTGGTGAAGGTATAGGTGGCACGGTACTAGGTGTCGGCGGCGTTGGCGGCGTTGGCGGCGTTGGCGGAGGTGTAGGTACTGTACATACATCTCCGTTATAAACCAAATTATTTTCTCCACCCATATATCCATGATAAAAACACTCATAGCTAATAGTTCCATATCCACCTACTACTGTTATAGTTACATCTCCCCAATAGTAAGAATATGTGTTGCCATCTAAACCAACCTTTGTGCCTGCGGTATTAGTCCCTGTATACGTAATAACATTTGTTAAATTAAAATTTTGAAATGCAATGGGATGTTGAGCCGGAACATCTTTTAAAATATAAGTTCCCACAGTGGTAGCGTAAGGAGTAGCGTAGGCACCATTAAATTTATATACATTTACTCCGTTTTCAACTCCAAATGACACCGTGTTATCTCTTTGTAAACACGTAACTACTGAAGGCGTAGGTGTAGGCGTAGGTGTAATAGGGGGCGTAGGCGTAGGCGTAGGCGTAGGCGTAGGAGGAATTGGCGTTACATCTTGGTCTCCACATTGAGTGTTACAATCCTCATCAATACTTTGTGCTGGCAATCCATTACCAGGTGTAATTAATATTGCATAAGGTGAGCCGTTAATCTGCCCATATAAACCATCTACATCTAAACATACTAATGTTCGCTGATTAGGTTGAAGATCAATTTCTTCTATACCTGCTTGCTCTTCCGAACAACATCCTATCTCCCAAGTACACTTTTGTGTAGACTCAACAGGACATATTAACTCAAATGTTTTACATGTGTTGACAGACATAATTTTTTATTATGTACAAATTTACGAAAATTATTGGTGCTATCTTTTTATTACAAGTCTTGCAGCTTATAATGTATATAAAAGTTTCTAAAGTAATTACCTCCAAAGATTTCTTTACGAGCATGCGGGCATACAGCTGACTCATATAATATCATATCGCCAGGTTGAGCATATACTTTATACCACTCTCCGTCATGACCTTTTATGTCTAAAGGCCAATCATCTGCGTACTTTTTGTTTTGACAGCCGCAGGTTAAATCTTTATCTACAATTATTATAGAGGATATATGATGTGTGTCTACTCTGTCTACGTGTTCGGTAAGCGTAGATCCAGACTCATAAGATCTAATTCCATATATGTACGTTGGTTCAAGCTTTCTTCCGCAAAAATCTTCGTGAGTTTGTTGTAGCTCTTGGTGAAGAATTGTTTTTACAGTTGGTAATAATCCAAAATTTAAGATTTTACTATTACCTGGAACATATTTATCTTTTCCCTCAAACTGTTCTTCTATTTCTTTGTCTTTTAATAACGCATAACATTCTGTAATTAAAGACCACATTTTAGGTGGGCATTTAATAAGCTCAAAGCCATTAGTGGTAAGCCTTGGTATAGGTAAATTTTCGTTTGATTTATTTGATGTTACTTTAACTATCTCACTTTTAATGTTAGGTTTTTCAACCTCTTTAATGTTTGTGTCTTTATCAACAAGCTCAAGGTTCTTATATTCATTATATTTATTTAAATCGCCTGCACCATCCCATTTGTTTTCTCTCCACCAAGAAGTCACTATATATTTTTTACCCGTGTCTACAGCTACCCCTTCATGCAAAGTTGTGTCTACGGTTCGTCCTTCGTGCATATTTTTCCACCATATAGCTTTACCCTTTTCAGGTTTTACGCTTTGTTGAAGTTTTGGAAAGTTAGTTTCACCCCCAGTAAAATCGTCATTTAAATAAACCATAAGAGTGTGAGTTCTGTTTCCAGATGCAAGACAGTGCATTTTATATGCAGGCCCACTAAAATAATCATTATGTGGCTTAAAGTATTGCCCTGGTTCATAAAGCTGCCCTTGCAACGACTCTCCATTCTCAAGTGGCAAGTTTAAATATTCTCCAATTTTTGAATGTATGTCACCAACTGAAGATTGTGATGATACTAAATTGCTGGTGCTAGAGGTTCTATGGTCAGTAATATCTGATCTATCAGTGCCTCCCACTACAACCGAAGACCTAGTGTGGTTTTGATCTATAAGTTTTATTAACTCATCACATTCCTCGTGTGAAAGAAAATTAGGTATCTCGTACATTTAATTAAATTTGATTTATATAAAGATATTAAAATTATTGTTGCAGACAAACTTGACATGAGCCAAAATAATTTCCAAACCATTGCCTTGAATAACTTCCATCAGACACAAAAGTAGCTGCTGCTAAACTTCCACAACTATCGTTTGTTCTGTAAAACGCTGTAGCTTGACAAAGTGATGAAGCATCAAAATACATTGTTTCTGAACGAAATGCATTACAAGCTGATAACGCTGATGACCCTGTTGACATATTGTTTACTGCAAAACAAGTTGGTGTAGGTGGACTTGGTGGCGGAGTTGGCGGCGTTGGTGTAGTTCCTTCACATAAAGAACATGAAGTAAAATCATCATAATTTGTATAGTCAGCACCAGTAGCTCCTCCAAGAGTTGAATATTGATAACAAATACCCGATATCTTTAATACATTAGGGAAAGTTGTTCCCGTAGGCCCGCTCACATAAGCAATAGCATCAGAACCATCGCAATCTAAATATTGTGCATATACGATAGCAGGTGTTGGAGGACTAGGTGGGACTGGAGGTGGAGCAAACCCACCACATGAACTTTGAATTTCTACTACTGTTACGGATACGTTATAGTTCGTAGACGCTGCATCTGTTATTTCCCAAAATTTTGTTCCATCCATTACAGGTGTTCCACCAGCTCCTCCAGGCCCGTTAAGTCTAAGAGCTTGACCTACCGATAAAGTTGGAGATGCTAAACCTGTTACTCTTACAAGGTAAGGTGTTCCAGATGTGTAACATTCTCTTATTGCTATATCTTGAGTGGTTACGGCGGGAGTAGGTGTAGGTGTAGGTGTTGGT